TTTGAGCATCTACGGTGATTTCTCCCTCGTACTTCGTGAGTCCACGTGCCGTCTCGTCTCCGAATTCGTCCGGATACGACGCACCCCCGTAAATGCTCGGTAACAGAAGGCTTGCGAGCCAAGGGTTCCTTTTTAGGGGTCCTTGTCCAGAGGCCATACCCTTCATTTGGGTCTTGACTTTGGCTCTGGCCTGTTTCTGTCTGGAAGGTTGCTTGGCCGCCGTTGTCACAGCAGCCTGAATCACTTCCTGAACAACCTCCTTTTGTTCCTTTGCAATTTCCTTGCGTACTTTCTTCTCTCGCTTTTTCAAGTTCGGAGCCATGCATGGGATCAATAAGAGGTCGGAGATACTGAGTATATTGAGCGGACCGTAATTTTTCAATTTTCGGAAGAGGTTGGTGACAACAAATGCAAACAACTCTAGCGTCTGGAACGTCCAGTTTAGGGATTTACCCTGAATCTTTTTAAAAGCGGCGCATGGGGGGCCGCCAAGTCCCCCACTATTGTTTTGAAGATTCATATCCAAACCAAAAATCTTTACACTCATCCCAAGTAGGGACCGTGACTGAGCGAAGAATCTGGGGGAATTTCACATCTAACTCGTGAGAGTCAGGCGTAGGAAAAGCACCACGCTGGATTAACCGTAGTGCGAACCCTCTAAGCAAAAAGAACAACTCTCTGTCGAAAGTTGCATTCACCATGAGAGACAAAGTTCTAGCGACTTTAAGATTGTCATCTATTAGCCGCACCAAATGGACCATCGAACAAAGAATCTTATTACGATTGTACATAGGAGCCCAGCCCCATCCAGTCAACACTGCTTTTGGGCCTAAAAACGAATGATCTGCGGGACCATCCGTACCTGAGAAATCCTTCTCTTTCGAGAGGGTAATTCCGAGCTCCTTGTAAAATGCTGCACGCAGTTCAAAAGTATGAAATGCCCGGCGAGCCTCTGAAGTCCCAAAAATATGATCATCAGAAAATATATGGAAAATAGGTTTATTTTGAT